GTTTTTCAGATTCCGTGTTTCGCTTTGGCGTCGAAGTCCTGCAGGCTCGCGACCTTGACGAGGCGCTTGCCGTGCGGGCCGTTTGGTTGTTTGATCTTGACCTTGCCTTCCTTCGCCATCTTCATGAGCGTCTTCTCGCAGAGCCCGACCATTTCCGCGGCCTCCTTGAGTGGCACCCAGATCATGTATTTCGGCGGTTCCATCACATCGGCCATCGTCCCCACCTCCCTCACGCCGCGTCGGCGAGCGCCACGGGGACCATGGGGACTCCGGTGGCGAGTCCGAATCCGTCGACGATTCTGGAAAATTCCAGATACGAGGGGCAGGCACCTTCGCACAGTTCGTCGAACCTTTGCTGATTGAGTCCGCAGGCCGCGAGAAACGCTTCGTGGCTGAGGTTGCGTTCCTTCTGGAGGTTGTCGAGGAATCCAGGAGAGATTCTCAAAGCTTGCAGTTTGTTTTCGTCTGCCATGTCATCCGTCCTTTCAAACGTTTTCCGTTTCTGGAATACATTACCACTGATGGAAAAAATATGCAACTCGATGTGGTACAGTATTTTCCATAAACGGAAAATCTGGAAAGGAGGTGAACATGAAAAATTCATTTGAGGAATGGGTGCAGGAGATCGCCGAAGGCGCAAGCAATCGAGAGATCGCGATGAAGGCCGGTATCCCAATGACCACATTCCACCGCAAATGGACCAAGGGTGAATTCACCGCGGAGGATGCCGTGACGATCGCTCGAGCGTATGGGCGCAATCCAATCGAAGCGCTTGTCGAACAGGGGACGCTCACGCCGGACGAAGTCCACAACGCCGGTGTCCACCCAATCGAGGAATTCACGATGCTCGAGCTCAGCCGTGAGATGCTCAGGCGCGTGCAGCAACAAGCCGCCGTGCCGGATTATCTCTCGGAGCCAATGGATGGCACGAGCGGAAAGAAGTCCGACTGAACGACACACCCCTGCAGCTACTTTGCGGCAGGGGTGTTGTCTTATCTAAGCTTGGAACGGGCATCAGAGAAGAGAAAGGGACGCCATGTCATCGAAGAATGGTCTGAAAATCCACCAGCCACACAAGCTGGAAACGAAAATCAAAGCTCTGACGAAAAGCGACGTAAGCTTCAAGTCCGCGGCATGCGTATGCGTCGCCTTGTTCTGCGCCGCCGTACTGGCCACGGCTCCAATCGCCTACACTGCAGGCACCAAGTCGGCGGCCACGAAGGAAGTGGCACAGAGCATGGCGGCGGACAACAAGGATTACGCGAAGCTCATCAAGAAATACAACAGCCTCGTGGATGAGTACAACGGGGTCGCCGACGACTACAACGACGCCAAGGATGCAATCGCCGAAGCAGACAACGTGAAGGCCGGCATCAAGGACCTCAATTCGCAGCATGACGAGCTGCAGAAGAAAGTGGACGCGAAGAAGGCCGAGCTGCAGTCCCTGACCGGCCAAGTGGACCAGGCGAAAAAGAATTCCATCTCCGACGGCGTGTGGCAGGTCGGCAAGGACATCGACGCCGGCACATACCGCGCCACAAGCCAGGTGGGAAGCGACTGCTATTGGGAGATCTCCACCGATAACGGCGACAACATCATCCAGAACGACTTCCCTGGTGGCGGTTATCCGGAAGTGACGGTGAGTAATGGTCAGCAGTTAAAGATCAGCTCATGCGGCACTCTCACCAAGCAGTAATCACGAAGCCCGGCCCGATGAAAGCCGGGCTTTACCGTATCTACTCCCCCATCGCCTCTAGTTCGGCGAGCCGCGCGCGCAGCCTGGCGATCTCCTGGTCACGCTCGGACGCCTTCGACGCCTTGGACGGATCGAGCGTGGCGGCCACCTTGTCGGCGAGCGCCCGCTGTCTTTTTTCGGTGGTGCGTTGGTAGTGGATGGCCATGTTGGGTGTGGTGTGTCCGGCGGCGGCCATGAGTTCGCGGACGGTGGCGCCCTGTTGTGCGAGCATGGTGAGCGCGGTGACGCGCAAATCGTGGAATCTGAGGTCGTCGCGTCCGGCCTTGTGGCGGGCGGCTATGAAGTCGCTGCGCATGCTCGATAGTGCGATCGGCGAATTTCGGTCGTGGATGATGCTGATTCGTCCACGGAAGATCCATGCGTCCGGTTTGTCCTGGACCCATCTGTCGAGGTGTGCTTTGATTTCCGGGATGACGGATTCCGGCAGTGGCTCCGTGCGTCGGCTGGCCGGCGTCTTCGGGTCGCCGGCGATCGAGCGTTTCTCGGCGAGTCTGGTCCGGCGGATGGTGATGGTGCGGCGATCGAGATCGATGTCCTGCCTTTGCAGTCCGCAGACCTCTCCGATGCGCAGTCCTCCGGCGGCGATGGCGAGCGTGATGGCGAGGCGCAGATGGCGTGGCATGGAATCGTGGATGACTCGGAGCTCTTCCGCGGTGGCCGGTTCGGTCTCACTTCGGCGGCGGACTGGTGGGATCCTGACATCGAAAGGCGAGCGCTTGATGACGGAATGGCCGTCGGCGTCCGGTTTGGCGGCGGCGGCGAGTATCTGCCGAAGGTAGAGGAGCCTGACGCGCCGCTCGTGGTCCGTGGTCTCGGCGGCAAGCTCTTGGTCGTATGCTTCAATGTCTTTCGGGCCGATGCGGTCGAGCACCATGTGGCCGAAGCGTCTGCAGAGGATGCGTCCGTAATACTCCGACAGCCGCGTCGTGCCTTCGTGCAGCACTCCCGATTCCAAGCGGACGCGGTTCCACTTGTCCACGAATTCGGCGAAGGTCATGCCTTTCTCCCGCTCACGCCTTCGGATGATCCTCTCGGGCTGCCAGACTCCGGCATCGATTCTTTTTCGCGCTGCGGAGAGCCATGCGGCCGCATCGTCGCGGCCTTCCGGTGTGAGCGGGAAGGTGGTGGTCTGCCTCGCCGCCAGTCCGGGCCATTGTCCGAAGGCGTCCACCGGTGTGGGGTAGGATGCCTCGATGTATTTTGGATTCGACTTGTTTGGCTTGACGACGATCTTGCCGAACCTGCGCATTTCGATTTTCCTTTTTCGTGTCTTCTCGTGATTGGTGGTACCACTCGAGATACCACCTCTAGACTACCTCAGGAGTGGTTTTAATGCGCTTTTTTTCCTAACGTTTCCGTTTGACACGGCGTGGGCGTCTGCTTGGAATCGTTGGAATGAAGCCGTTTCTTGGACTTCATTTTATTACGGCAGGCAAAATGTCACGTAAAGCGACTGATTTCGTGATAACTCTATCTAATCGTTGGAATGAAGCCGTTTCTCAATGGTGATGGATTGTCGCACCACTCGAGATACCACTCCCAGAGTGTCGTTGGATTCATCATTTTTCCACTGCGGCGGTCACCACCTCTTCGGTTGGCGGTGGATGGATAAAGAGAGGCGGAGCCTTGCATTGCCTGACTCCGCCTTCCATGGTGTTTTCTTGTGTTTCGACTTGCATTACTTTATTTACTGTGCTAATATAGTTTATGTCAAGGAAAGGAGGTGAACATGGAAAACATCTGGCAGACCGTCAAGGACATCGCCGCGATACTCGGCGACATCGGCTCCGCGCTGGTCGGAATATCAACCGTCATCCTGATATTCATCCACCGGCCAAGCCGACACGGACGGCGCTGAAAACCGAGTCCCGGATTCTCTACCTATCCGGGACTCGGCCCCACCAGATTAACCCATGCGCACAATGAAGGACAAACTAATCAAAATCGCGTTCGCGGCAGGAATCGTGAGCCTGCTGCTCGGCGTCGGCGGCAAGGCCCTCCCGGCAGGCACGCTCGGATGCTTCGCCGGAATCCTCGCCCTCGCCTCCACGAAATGGGAGGACGGCGAATGACCACCGAATACCTGGGCGTCACCGACGTGGCCAAACGGCTCGGCATCAGCACGGCCGCAGTCAGCGCCTACAAGCTCCCCGAGCCGGATGCCACGATCGGCCGCACTCGCGGATGGCTCCCCGAGACCATCGACCGGTGGAACGCGCAACGCCCCGGCCGTGGAGTCGGCGGCGGCAGGCCACGCAAGAACAAAGCCGAATAAAACACGAAAAAGCCCCTCCCCCAGCTGATGCTGAGAGAGGGGCAACTTCGTATGGACTTAGCGGCAGCTTAACAGCTGTTAAGTCCATACGAAGTTCTGTTAAGTGTTGTCGCTGATTTTATGGCAACGCTTAATCTTTACCGGAATCATCGTCCGGCTTGGTGGCCGTGAGCTGGCTCACGCCGATCAGGGCGCCGACGAAAACGCCGACGGCGTTGATGGTCGTGACGATCTCGCCGCAGTGCGGCAGTCCCCACTGCGGGCCGACCGCGCCGACCAGCCATGCGACGGCCGGCAGGGCGATCAGCGCGACCCACTTGAGGATCTCGTATGCCTTGTCGGGCAGCAGATAGTCGAGCTCAGTCTTGGTGTCCTTGTCCATTCCACACCTCCTTTATGTGTTGCAGGAACCGGCTCCACAACGCTTAATCGTGGAGCCGGAGTCCGGTCAGCGGAGCCGCTGGCCTGGATAGATGGTGTACGGCGGGCGGATGCCGTTGCGCTGGGCCGCGGCGTACCAGCCGGATCCGTAGATCTTCCACAGGCTCTCGCCTGCGCTGACCACGTGCGTGGACGAGTAGGTCGTGGACGGCGTGGAGACGGTGGACGAGCCGTAGTAGGTGATCGTCTGGCCGACATAGATCCGGTTGATGTTGCCGGACGGCACGCGCCATGCGGAGGCCGGCTTGAGGCCGGTGCGCTCGGCGATGGCCGACACGGTGTCGCCGGAGCGGACAACATAGGTGCGGGTCGTCGTGCGGGTCACGGTGGTCGGGCCGGAGTACGTCGAACCGGACAGGCGGCTGTTGACGATGTTCATCACCGCCTGGTAGTTGTCGCCGAGACGGGCCTGCCGATCGGCGCCGTTGCCATAATCGCCGCGGATGACGGCGGTGGCCATGGCGTTCAGGTCGGTGGTATTGGTCGTCCGCTTCTCCACGTGGACGTTCGGCGTGCCAGTGGATCCTCCGGTGGTGGAGCAGCCGGCGCGTTCGCCGCAGGCGATCTTGCGCCATGCCGTCCTGTCTCCGAAGAATTTGTCGAGGTCGAGCGGACCGCGGCCGTTCAGGTAGCCGGTGCTCGTGTACTGGAGCATGCCTTCGCCCTGCGATCCGGCGAGCCATGGGGAGTCCTGGTAGCCGGTCGCGTAGTTGTTGGCGTACTGGGCCGCCCACAGCATGCACTTGGCTCGGACGTCCGCCGGGATCTGGCCGACGAAGCCCTTGGAGCAGTAGACGACGGGCCACACTCCCGTGCGGGCGTGGACGCGGTAGACCCACGTCCGCACCCAGTTGCTGTTGCCCCACGCGGCGTTCTGGTATGGCTCCCAGTCGAGGACGAGCATGGCCTTGCCGACGTATCCGTTGATGTGGTTGACGAAGTTGTCGGCTTCGGTCGTGGCATCCATGCCGGACGCGTAGTCGTACAGTCCCAGCTCCTTGCCGGTGTTGACGGCGCCGGATGCCTGCTGGCCCCAGCTGGAGTTGATGTACCAGCCCTGGTTGACCTTGACGATCGCGAAGTCTGCCGGAGCGACCTGCGTGATGTCCGGAGCCTGATAGCCGGATACGTCGTATCCGTTCAGGTCGGCCATCGCGGCTGGCGCCACGACCATGGCGATGGCCATGACCACGCCGGTCACCGCCAGCCGGAATCGTTTGAGCCACGGTGGCTTGTGCTTGCGCATTCTTTTCCTTTCTCTATAAACGGGAAACCCCACGTTTTCACGTGGGGTTTCATGGGTTATGGCGGCGTCACATGTGGGCGCCACGGTTGAAAAGCAGGACGAGCGCGGCGAGACCGATCCAGGCGATGACGAAGGTCATGAGTCCTCCACGGTCTCCGGCGCCACGTCGGCGCGCAGCTCGTCCGGCAGGTGCGGCTTCGGATGCCGCTTGAGGAAGTCGGGCTCGACGATCTCGCAGAACTGCTGAAGCCAATGGAAGAGGCTCCTCGTGTAGGCCGTGAGAGCGAAATATTTGCGCTGCTGGACCTCCAGATGCTGGATCTGCTCCTCCTGCGACTCGACCTGATCGCGAAGCGGCTTGATGACGGAATCCGTGAGAATGTCGCACGCCTTCGCGGCGATGTCCGCGGTGTCCCTGCGCCTGCTGGAGACGGCACCGATGATGGCGCCCACTCCCCCGCCTCCGACCAAGGCGACGAGCAGCGAAGTCCAGAATTCCGTGCTTGAAAAGAGATCAAGCGGAGGCATCAGTCCTCCCAGGGGTCAAGCTTGGACTGCACATCGTCCCGGTATTTTTCGGGCACTTCGTCCAATTCCATGCGTCCTGCCTTGACAAGGCGGACATACATGCGGACAGCTGCCGCGCGGTTGACTTTGGCCATGGTCACTCCTCCTTTCCGGATCCGGTGGTATCGGCGGAATCGGCGCCACCGGTGGTGGTCTTGTCGTTCGCCGCAGCAGTGTCGGACGGCGTGGAGTCGGCCGAGTCATCGGTGGAATCACCGTCGGAGTCATCGGCGATGAGGTCGGCCAGCAGCTGGGCGTTGTCCAGAGAGGACTGCTCCAACGCAGTGATGCGATCGAGCACCGGCTGGGAACTGGTGACGTCGCCCTCGAAGAGCATGTCGGCCTGCTCGATGGCCTCCTGCTCCTGCAGCGGGAGCACCTGGTAGGATTCGACGGCCGTCCATTCGCTCCACGCCGACATCTGGTCGGTGGCCTCGTGATTGACCTGCTTGATGTTCTTGCGGATGCGGATGTCGGCTAGTCCGTCGTAGCGGAGATGGTATTCGACCGCGTCCAATGGCGTGGCCGAGCTGACGTTCTGGATCATTGTCATTCCTTCCTGTTGTGCGCCGCGATGGTGTTCCTTGCGTGGCGGACGATCTGATCGACGTCGTGACGGCGCCGGTATTGGATTGAATCGCTGTTTTTGAGCCAGCCGTAGTAGCTGGCGCAACGGTATGCGAGCCGAAGACTAGAGGGGTTCCGCGCGTATCGACGGAATGAGCGTCGTGCGCGGAGGAAGATGCCCGCCCTGACGCCGGTATGGTCTAGGTAGAACGTGAAGCCCACCATGTCGATTGGCTCCATGCCGACATGCTTCACATTCCACGTCGGGTGAATCTCCAACCTGAGTACGTCATGCAGGTAGGCGCGTATGCGTTTGACGGCGATGGTCAAATCACGCTTCGAGCGGCCAACCAGAAGCACGTCATCCATATAGAACAGCAGGTGCGTTACGAGCCGCCTAGTGGTTATCTCGCCGGTCTTGCGGTTCACGCGCTCCTTGGAGAGATGCTGTTCGCAGAAGTGGTAGGCGTAGCTCAGGTAGTAGTTCGCGAGCCACTGGCTCAAATAACTGCCTATGTTGAGTCCGTCATCGCCCTTGTACTGGTCGATGAGATGAAACGTCAAATCCAATAACCGCTTGTCTCCCACGTCGCGGGTCAGCAACCGTTTCAACACCTCGCGGCTGATACTTGGATAGCATTTGCGCACGTCCAGTTTTACGAACACTTTGCTGGACGGTTCGCGCACCCATTTCCTGATCGCGCGACGTGCGTCGGCTATGCCCCTGCCGGGGATGCTTGCCGTCTGCCATCTGCCTACCTTCGCGCGGAACAATGGCATCAATGCCGTGCCGCAGACGTAATCGTAGATTTGATGGCGGATGCTCTCGCGTCCGATGATGCGACTGTGTTTGCAGTATGTTTTCATAAAAGCTATAGGGGGATGTTGGCGGCGTTCGCAATGTGCTACCGGTCGCGTTCTTGATTTGATTTTCGGCATGGCCGAGGCAAGCCCTCTCGCATATCCCCAAGGCGGAGGGTAGTCGTGACGGAAAATTAAGAGATAACCCTATTGGCGACCGCCGTAGTTCCACCTAGCATTCGACAAATCGTTCCTGCCATTCGCGTTGAACAACCCGCAGTGAGAACCGTTCCTGAGATTGCCACCGCGCTGCAAGAGCAGGAGGAACCCGGCGAAACCGTCACGAATCCCAATGAATTATTACCAATGGTCATATTCGGTGGGAGCGGAGGGGGCTTTCGCCCCCTCGCTAACGCTCACCCCCAACCGCCCGCACTAGGCGTGCGTGCGGCCAAGAACGGATAGGCGACCGCCGCGGTCCCACCAAGCACTCGACAAACCGTCCCAGCCAAGCGCGAGGAACAACCCGCAGCGAGAACCGTCCCCGAGACCGCCACCGCGCCGCAACTCGTGCAGTCCGGGCTGGGCGATCGGGTTGATAATCAGAGCGTCGGTCAGGCCGCTGGTGCTTGTCGCGCCGACGCCGGTCGGGAGCAGGAAACCGTACTTCTCCACGAAGTCGGTCTGCCACTGCCACTGGTTGTCGGTCTTGTCGGTGACTGCCGGATAGTCGCCAACATGCGTATAGTCGGCGGTGATGGCGGTGCCGCTCGCCTTGGTCGTGTCGAACACCTTCCACACTTCCGTATGGCCGGAAGTGTCGGAGTCCTTGACGTTCTTCAAAATGACATCGCCTTCGGTCTCGTAGAGGCCGTCGAAGAGTTCGATGCCCTGCAATTTGACCGGCTGGTGGGTCTTGGACACGTCCTCGCGTGGGATGCCATCAATGCCGAGCACGCCATCGGTGGAGCCGGTCAGGTACGGCATCTGGGTGACATGCATGGTCGTAGCAGTGGTGAAGGCCGCGCCGGACACGTTGATGGCGGTGGTCGCGGAATCCACGGTGGTCTTGCTGATGACCTTCCGGTAGGCGGCGGCCTCGCCTGTCTTCACGTCTCCACGGTCGGTGCCGGTGCCCACGCTGATGTAGGAGCCGAGGTCGATGCTCGCCGCGTCCGATGTCTTCGCCAGCACGCGGGTCACGTTCGATTCCGCCTTGCTGACGTTGACCTGACCGGAACCGTTGAAGTCGCCACCCAAGTAGCGTTCAATGTCCTTGGTGGCGTACTTCAAGAGGTACATGACCTGCGTGTAGAACGTGTCGGCGCTGGTCTTGCCGCTGTAGCCCTGGCCCTTGCTTCCGGGCACCGCGACACTGCCCTGCTCGCTCATGGCGGTCAACTTCTGGCCGCTCACGGACGCGACCTTGCCGCCAAAGTTGCTGAGCGGATACTTCGCGTAGGCCATGCACGGACGGAGCGTGCCATCCGGCAGAAGAGCGCCCGGCATCGGAGAATAGCCGTCATACTGCGTGTCCGAATACCAGATGGTGAGATAGTTCGTATCGAACTCGAACTTATAGAAGCCAACGGTCGTGATGACGAACACGTCGCCATTCGAGCCATCATTGGCGTAATTGCCAGCCAAGCCCTTGATGGCCTTCACCACCGGCGTGCCATCGTCGTTCACCGCCACGTTCGCGTCGAACACGCGGAACGCGGACAGTCCCGCGTAATCGTCACGTCCGGCACGATAATTCGTGGACGGCACCACGGTCAAACCAGCATTATCCCCGACCTTCACACCATCCGGCGAATTCGAGAAACTGTAGAGCGGGAAACGCACGCCATACGTCCTGCCGTCACGATGCGCGGCGAAATACTCGCGCACGTTCGTCACGACCTTCTTGGCCGCGTCGTAGGCGAATCTGGATCCATTCGCGTTTTTCTGCGCGCGTTCGAGCTGGACGTAGTCGCTCAGGCGGATGACTTTGTCTGTGTCTACCATTTGCTGCCTTCCTTATGCGTTGATTGCGGAGACGGCCCAGTCGATGTCGGACTGGTCGATGTCGGAGAGCGGATTACCCGCATTGGGGATGAGGGTCGTCGGGTCGACGGTCACGAGGTCGGCGAAATTGACCGGATTGGAGCTGTCCGGCACGTCGAAGGTGACGTTGAATTCGTGGCGTGTTCCTGCGCCGACGGTCAGGGTGTACGCCCAGTCCTTGCCTGTTGGCGGGAGGTTGAGGGTGGCTACGCCGTGTGTGTCGAGGTTAGTTTTGAGTGTCTCGTCAACGACGATTTTCTTGGTCGCGGTGGCGAACCGGCTGGTCGGTGTGACGCTGATCGGGTCGTTGGCGAGGTCGACCACCCCGCTGGTGTCGAGTTTTCCCAGGTCGAATTTGACTTGTGTCATTTTTCCTCCTTGTTTTCGGTGGTGTTGAGCCGTCTCGTGGCTTCGGCGAGTTGTGCGCGCAGGATGGCGTTCTGTTTCGCGAGGTCGGCGATCTGGCGTGCGAGGTCGTCGATGACGGTGTTGGCGTCGGCGGTGATTTCCATTGCCTGTCCTTTCGTCAGTCGGAGGCGGTCATCGTGTCGATGCGGGTGATGTTCCGCAGGTCGGCGAGCGCGGTGTTTTGTGTGATGTGTGTGGTGATGTCTTCGAGTGTGGTGGTGTCTGGGTTGTTGTTGGTGATGGTGGCTCGGATGCCTCGGGTGTCGTTTTGCCAGATTTCGCCGTTGTCGGTGCTGTAGGTGTAGCGGAGGCCGAGGCGGTAGAGTTCGGCTTTCATGCTTTCTTTGGGTGGTCGGAGGTCGAGGATGTTTTGTGTGGTGTCGGTCATGGTTTCCTTTCGGTTAGAGGGTGTACATCATGAAGACGCTGACCCACCATGCGTCGTTGGTTTGGCGGACGCCGACGCGGAGGTGGCCGCGTAGGTAGTTGCCGTCGCCGTTGATGCCGGTGGTGTTGCTGGGGTTGGTGTTGCCTGGGACGAATGCGCCGCCGTAGAGGCCGTTGTTGAAGATGCAGGGGACGTTGAGGCCGATTTTTGGGATGAATCCTTGTTTGAAGTATCCGATGTCCCAGTAGTCGCCTGATTGGAATGTGACGGGTTTTCGGTCTGCGCGTTGTAGTTCGAGTTGCATGTAGCAGGTGTTGCCTGTGACGGTCATGTGGCTTCGTGGGTCTTTGCCGCTGTCGCCGCAGTAGGTTGTCCAGCCGTTGGCGGGGACGAACCAGTCGTTGAGGTCGGTGTAGATGACTGGGTCGATGCGGATGCCGTTGACGTAGATGCCGAGGCCGCCGACCTGTTGGGCCCAGCCGTCGCTGCCGTTGACGTCGATGCGTCCGGCCTCCATGACGACGCGGGATGCGCCGCTGTTGTATCGGACTACGCTGAGTTCGCTTTTGTCGGGGTTGATGCCGATGTTGAGCCGCCGGTAGGCTCCGGGGTCAGGCTGGTCGGTGTTGAAGCCGCGGGATTGGCCTTGGACGTACCATGCGACCGCTTTGGAGTCGTGGCATTCGAGGAGGCCGTAGACGCTGCCGTCGTCGGTGGTGGTGTTGCGCATCTCCAATCGCGGTCCGGACAGGGCGGTGGCGAAGCTGCCGGCGAGCATGTTGGCCTTGCCGTTCAGATGCACGGTGTTCTCGCCTTGGTCGTCCCAAAAATCGAGAACCCCGCCCGTCAATTTGAATCCGACCTTGTCCGAGGTGCTGGACTGGATTTTCGTGCCGGTGATCGTGCCGCCGGTGATCGTGCCGCCTTCGAGGATTGGCGCGGTGATGCGGCCGTTGGTCATGACAGGGCCGTCCATTTTGACGCTGCCATCGGTCTTCAGGGTGAATTTGGCGTTGCCGGCCTGGTCATAGCCGATGAGACCGCCGGAGGTGAGCTTGACGCCGCGGTTGGCATCCGAAGTGGTCTGGACGATGGCGCCGGTCACGGTGGCGCCCGAGATTGAGCCTCCGGATTGCACCGCGCCTTTGATGCTCAGGACGCCGGTGGCGAGCGAATATGCGAGGCCGGTGCCGAGATACATGCCGGCGGCGTTGAGTTTGATGTGCGCGGAGGACGGATCCTCGCTGTCTCGGAATTCGGATCCGATGATGGTGGCTCCGCGGGCGGTGCCGGTGAAGGTTTTGGCGTTCGCGTCGATGTCCTTGCGTGCCTGCGCGAGGTCGTCGGAGACCTTGCCGACCTGTGTGCCCGTGTCCGTCTTCGCGGCGGCGAGGATTTCCGACGCGCTGTCGGCAAGGTCCTTCTGTGACACGACGGGCGCGATGATGATGGTCGCGTGGTCGGACGCCGGCGACGCGTTCGGGGCGGGCAGGCCGTCGGCGTCGTGGGCGCAGTCGTAGGCGATGGCCCAGATCTCAACCACATCGCCGACGGGCAGGATGCCGGTGGTGATCTCCCCCCTGCCGCGCAGCGCGCCAAGGTCGATGGTCTTCCCCGTGCTGTCAGGCTTCGCGAAGAGCTCCACGTGGTCGAAGTCGGCGGGGATGCCGCCTTCGAGCTCGCCGTCCCATCTGGCGCACGCGACCTCCAATGAGGATGTGGCGGACACGCCGATCGGACGGCCGGGAGGGGTCGTGTCCCCGACGAACGGGATGAGGCCACCGGCACCGGGCATGGGCTCGGCCACTCCGCCTCCGAGCCATGTCTGCGTGCCGTCGCCGTTGTCCACGGCGATGGTGCCGGTCAGGCAGGTCGAATGCGAGCCGGCCTTGGCGTATGCGGCGCTGGCCAGGGCAAGTGCGAGGGAGTCGTCGGCTGGTCTGATCTCCATGTGACTGGCCATGTGGTGACTCCTTAGTCGAATGGTTCGGCGATCGGGTCGAATTTGAGGGTGACCTTGCCGGTCTGGTCTCCGCTCATCTGCATGAGCCTCATGGTGGTGACGCCGTCCGGCCAGTCGGGGAATCCGTCGATGGCGACATCGAAGGTCTCCCCCGGCCAGAAGCTGCCGAGCGGATGCAATGGCAGTCCGTTGGCATCCACGTCGTTGGCGTCCATCTCGCCGGACAGTTGGCAGAGCGGCCGCCGGTTGGCGAGCATCGCGGCGTTCGCGGCCGAGGAGAGCAGTTCCCAGGTCTTCGCGTCCGACGCGCTGAGCGTGGTCTCGCGCAATGGCCATGGGTCCTCGCGTCTGGTCAGGGAGAGGTCTTCGGCCAAAGCGCACATGGTGCCACTGTCCGCGCCGGATCCCGTGGCATAGACGCGCATGATGGGCGCGCACCTGTCGATCTTGATGTTCTCCAGAGTGCCGCCCTGCGGATGGCAGGAGAGGCTGAGCCGCCTGTCCTGGTTGAGGTGGACGTCTCCGTCACTGCCGGCGAGAAAACGGAAGCGGATGTGCTGCGAATCCGCCAGGTACGGCCTGAATTGCATGTCGGGGCCGCCGTCCGCGTCGGCGATGTTCTTGAGGATGTCCGAGCACTTGTGGCTGCCGATGTTCGAGTCCTGGTATTCCGCGACGGTCTGGCGCGGCAGGATGGTTTTGTGCGGGCCGTCCGTGGCGGTGGTGCTGCCGGTCTGCTTGCCGTCCGCGTCGAACGAGAACACCACGGTGGTGGTGGTCACGGTCCGCTCCGAGTAGTCGGCGTGGTTTTTGGTGACGGTCTTCTTGGTGACGGTGGTCTGCGCCGTGGTGATGGTCTTGGTCGTCGTATGCTGCTTGGTCACTGTCCCCTTGCGCGTCTGGTAACTGTACGGCTTGGTTTCGGCGACCTGCTTGGTCCGCTTCGACACGTGCTGTTCAGTGATGGTGCTGGTGTCGCCGTCCACCACGGTCTCGACGTAGCCATCGGCCAAGGTCTCGCGTCTCTTGGATTTGGTCTTGGCCGCGGTCTTGTCCTCCGTCGCGCCGTCGGACGGCAGACTGTGCGTGCCGACCTCGTTGAGATACGGCAAGTCGATCGGCAGCGAGCCGCCGGGCTTCATCTCGGTGCATTGGCGGATGACCTCGCATGCCAGGGCGCGCCAGCTGAGGTTTTCGAACCGGTATTTCCGTGTGCTGGTGTGGTTCGCGCCGGTGCCGAACGCCCCCTCGTGGACGAGATACCGGTCCTCGAGCATGCCGAACATGCTGACGACCGGCACGCTGACGTCATGCCAGCTTGACGTGCGCACACCCAGCGCGCCAGCCAGAATCGGCGTGCCCAATGAGGACGGGTCGTCCATCGGCGAGCGCCAGAAGAGTGCGAGTCCACGCTTGTATGGTTGGAGTGCCGCGGCTCGTGCGGCTGGTGTGGTGCCGGGGATTTCGGTCCATGGGAGTTCGAGGCCGCTGATGGAGTCGTCTCCGAGTCCTTTGTCCTTGGTGGTGACGAATGAGCAGTCGGACACGGTCATGGACCAGGAGAAGCTGGGGATGTCGATCTCCTGCGCCAGTTGGCCGCTTTGAACGTCGTAGAGGAAGGCGCGCCAGCTCATACCACCGGCCCCCTGTCCCAGATGATGAAGCGGCGGCCGCACCAGAGGGCGTCCTTGTTGTCCTGTGATGGGTTGTAGTGGAAGACGGGTGCGGATCCGTTTTGGAGCCACGTGCGCAGCCTTGCCGTGTGCCGTCCTGCGGCCACGGCGGCGATATAAGAGGTCTCATGTGTCTGCCATGCGCCGTAGCTGACGAAGTTGGCGCAGGAGTGGTCGAGGTCCTTGCCGTCGAGCTGGAATCCGATGGCCCATTCGCACCGGTGCGACATGTCGCTCCAGGAGGTCGCGCCGGCGGAGCTCAGATTGGTTTTGAACTGGAATTCGACCATCCTGTCGGTCGGCAGGGTGAAGTCGATGGGCTGTTCGAAATAGTATTTTTTGACGGTCGAATCGCCCGTCATGTCACGACGGTCCCAGTTCTCGCCGAGTTTTCCGAGACTGGAGCCGTATGGTAGGGCGTAGTCCGGCGTCCACATCTGGGTGGCGCTGGCCGTCGAGGTCGCGCCGGCCGGCATGCGCATCTTGCGGAGCATGGTGCAGCCGGCGGGTATCGTCGGTTCGGCCGGGTTCGCGCTTGGCGTGCCTTGGGTGACGCCTAGGGTGACGTAATTGTCGGAATCCTTGTATTCGAGCTGGTTGTGCGCGCAGATCCAGACGATGTCGATGCGCGGATTTGATGGGTCTCCGGCGGACACGGCCGGGGTCTGGCCTCCCTCGTGGTAGGCGATGGTCTTGCCGTCGCTGTCACCACGCGAGCAGACGGCCACTCCCGCGCCGACGTTGTACCGCAGATCGTTCCTGCCGGTGACGTTCAACCCGTCGATGATGCCGCAGTTGGCGAACTGGGCGCCGAGGATTCGACGGTGGACGAGCGGTGTCACGCCGATGTTGCTGGTGTTCGGTGCGATGCCCAATGCAACAGTGCTCATTGCTACTCCTTACATGTATGTGTCACGTACCGCGCAGTCGACGAATCCGCCGCCAAGGCTGCTCAGGACGACGTTGATGGATCCATCGGGCGGGACCGTAGGAAAGCCGCGCTCCTCCAGCGTCCGGCTCACGTCCTGCCCTCCGATCGAGGCGGTTCGCGTGCGCGAGTCGAGGACGAGGGGCACGTCTTGGACCGGTTGCGTGCAGTGGATGGACTGCTGCAATCCGGGGAAGTCGAGTCTCACGCCGTCGGGCATGGGACCGTTGACGATGAAGACCGGGTAGGCGCGGCTGGATCCCTGGTTGGTTAGGACTCCGACGTTGGTGCCGGCGCCTTCGGCCTTGAGGCCGTATGAGAGCGGGTATCTGAGACCGGTGTGGTTTGTGCTGTAGTCGAGGCCGCCGCCTGCCATGCTGACATGCTGTGCGGTGAGCTGGATCCGACGAGCTTCGGCCGCGACTCGCTCCGGCCGCTCGAACACGAGCGTGATGTCGCCGCTGAGGTTCTGCCAGAGGGGATTCTGGATCTTCTGCTCGAGTGACCGGCTGTAGTAGCCTCCGACGCATTGCGTGTCCTGTCCCTGGTCGGTGACGCGGCAGGTGACGAGGCCATGGACGGCCCGGTCGAGTTGGGCGAGCAGGCCGAGCGCCTCCTGTCGGTCTCCGGCGATGACGCGGTAGCCGACGGTCACGACGCGCGCCGCGTAGAGGATGTCGGATTCGGCGATGTCGTGGCCACCGTCCCCCTGTCCCCTGGCGGTGACGGTGATCTTCGGGTCCGGCGTCTGATACCATCCGGCGATGCCGGTCAGCGCGATGCCGGGCCCCTGCCAGTCGCCGTCGCCGTGGAGGGTGACGCTCGACCCGTTCGCGGTGAGTGTGACGTCTGACATCAGCGAGCGCTCCTTACTGCCGCGCTGGCGGTGCGGCCGATGATGGTGCCTGTCACGCTTGGCTGTTGCGTGGTGACGATCTTCATCGGCATGTTGACAGTGGTGGCTCCCGCTTCGGCCGGCATTTCGACCTTGACGACAATCGGCATGTCGCGCGAGGTGCTGAATGCCTCGCGTGGGATTTTCATCTCGTTGATGGCACGCATGGTTTCCAGGCCGTAGTAGTCGACCGCGGCGGCCCTGTGGGTGTATTCGCCTGCCGCGAGGCGGGCGTTGAGCAAGTACACGCTGTCGCTGAGGCTGTTGCCGGGCGCCCATGCCGGATCCACGTAGCCGGAGAAGAACATGCCACCTCCGGCGAACCGCTGGAAGGTGCCATCAGTGAACATGCCGCCGGTGTAACCGCCCTCCTTCTTCGTGTGCTCGGTGACGGTGAAGGACTTGTCGGCGATTTTGAAGTTGTTGATGGACTGGAGCACCGGTGTGGCCTGGTCGTTGACCGAGGCGGTGGCCTTCTTGTCCTTGAGTTTCTTGGCGTTGACTGCGTCGACCTTCGGTCCGGCCTTGTCGGTCGAATCGAGCGTGTTGCGCTTGTTGGTCAGCTTCTTCGCGTTCGCGGCGTTCGTCTTCGGCGTGGCCTTGTCCGTGGAGTCCAAGGTGTTGCGCTTGTTGGTCAGCTTCTTGGAGTTGGCCTTGTCGACCTTCGGCGAGGCGTTGTCCTTGGCGTCGAGCTTGGCGGTAGCCTTCTTGTTGTTGAGCTTGTTGACATTCGCGGAGGCCGTCTTAGCTTTTTTGGACGCCTTGTCGGTCGCATCGAGGGTCGCCTTGACGTGGGTCTTGTTGAAGGCCTGCATCATCTTCTGCGCCTTCTTGGCGCTGGCCGCGGCCTTCTTCGCGTCGGCGTCCAGCGTGGCCTTCTCGTCGATCTCGTGGAACTTGCCGAGACTCGTCTTGGCGTCCTTGGTCTTCTTCTTGGCCTTGGAATCATCCACGTCGAGCTTCGCCTTGTTGTTCTCGGCTGTCAGCTTGATGCTCTCGATGTTCGCCTTGATGCTGTCCGAGCTCAGACCCCACCTGTCTGCGAGGTTGTTGGCGGCCTGTTCGCTCATGCCGGACGCTTCGGCCTGCTTGACGATTGCATCACGCGCATCCTGCAGCACTTGATTGGCGCGATCAATCTCACCATTCGAATAATTGGTGTTCTCGCCCTGTTTGAGGATCTTCTCGGCTGCGTTCTGCGCGGCACCGGCGATGTCCTCCAAGGCCTGCTTGGTCTTCGTGCCCTTTTCGCTGAAGCGATCGAGCAAGTCACCATTTGCATTGAAGACGGTGCCGTTATCCTTGCAAGTGTCTGTCAGCTCGCCAATCTTCTGGTTGAGCTGGTCGACTGCCTGGTCGGCTGTCAGATTCCCTGATTCCAAGCCAAAAAGCGACTTGACAAGATCATCGATCTGGTTGCTCGCATCGGATGCCGCATTGCCGAGATCCTTGGTTGCGGAAGCATTGTCCTTGCTGGCCGACGCGGCTTTGCCATCCGCGCCCACGGCTTCATTCGCGGCCTTCGTCTTTTCCTTGACCTTGTCGGACGCTTCCTTGTAGGCCTTGGACTCCTTGTTGATCTCGGACGTGAGGTCGTCGGCCACGGCGCGCCGCCTCGACATCTCGGAGGTGTCGTCCCCGGCGGCCTGGACGTACGCCTCGAGCGCGTCCTTGACCTTCTGCATGGCGGTGCCGTTGCCCATGGCGCTGCTGGTCACGTCGGTGAGGTTGACGCCCATTTCCTTCAAGGCCTTGGATGCGTCCTCGCCGCCGATTTTCAAATCCTGGAAATGGTCGGCGATTGTTTCCGCGATGTTGCTGCTGGATTCGATGCTCGTCTTGAGCTCGTCCTGCGCCTGCTTGGCTTTTTGCTGGGCGCTGGCGAATGCGGCGAGCGCGGCGCCGGCGACAGTCAAAGCGATGCCCCACGGGCCGCCGAGTAGGTCTACGAGTCCGGCTCCTGCGGAGCGCAGGCCACGCATCGCTGTCTGGCTGCGTGTCAATCCCGATGAGAGGGTGCCGAGGCTGGATGGCGTCTCGCTGGCCGCGGATTGGATGTCGCGGAAGGCGGACGCGAGCTTCGGGCCTGCCGAGACGATACGCTGGAACGGATCGAGCAGCAGCCCGAAACGTTGCGCGACGCTGCTGGTGGACGTGTTGAGAGGGGTAAGCGCCTTGTGGAGTCCGGCGAAGATGCCGATGGCGCTTCCGCCGAGGACGATGGCCTGCTGGAATCCCGCAGGCAGATTGCCGAAGTCGGTGATGAGGTCGGTGATGCCTTGGGCGAATTTGCGGAGCGGCCCCTGCGCGCCTTCGCCGATTTTGGTCATGGCGGACTGAGTGGCGGACTCCAGCATCTTGAGGTCGCCTTTGAGGTTGTTGGTCTTGTTGGACGCCTGCTGTGCGGCGAAGCCGCTGTCGGACACGGCCTTGGTCCACTTGTCCACGCCGCTTTTGCCGGCGTCCATGATGATGCCGGCGCCCTTGATCGCATAGCTGCCGAAGATGGTGGCTTCGGCTTCTTGACGCTGTTGGTCGGTCAGTTTGCCGAGCTTGTCGTGCAATTGGCCGGCCAAATTGGACATGCCGACGAATTTGCCGGATGCGTCATGAGTGCTTATGCCGAGTTCCTTCATGGTGCTTTCGGCGTCTGCAGCTGGATGCGCCAAGCGCATCAGCATGGAGTTAAGCTGGGTGCCTGCCTCGGCGCCGACGATGCCGTTCTGTGCGAAAAGGCCGAGCACGCCGACGGTTTCCTGCAGATTCATGCCGAAACTGTTGGCCATGACGCCGCAGTTATTGAGCGCGTCACCAAAGTCGGAGACGTTGCCTACGGCCTTGTCGGCGCCTGCCGCCAGTGCATCGGCGGTTGAGGTGGCGTCCTTGCCGGACAGATGGAACATGGTGAGGGCCTGTGACATGTATTCCGCGGCGTCGCCGACGTTCATCTGGCCTGCGGCGGCGAGGTTGAGGGATGCGGTCAGACCGCCGGAGAGGATGTCGGACACGCTCATGCCGGCCTTGGCCAGATCATTGATGGCGCCGGCGGATTCCGATGCGGTGTAGACGGTGCTCGCGCCGGCCTGCAGGGCGGCCTCGCGGAGCTGGCCGAGCTGTGCGCTGGTGGCGCCGGAGTTGGCCTGGACGGTGCTCATCTGTTCGTCGAAGTCGGCGGCCATCTTGATGGATGCGACGCCGAAAGCAGCCACGGCCAAGCCTGCCGCGGTGATGCCCTTGGTGACGATGCCGGTCTTGCTGCCGGACTTCTCGAGTCCTCCGGCGAGCTCCTCGGTGCTTTTGCCGGCCTTGGCGAGGCTTGCCTCGTATTGCGAGGTGTCGGCCATGAGTCGGACGACGATGTTCTTGTTGTCGGCCATTTCCCCTCCTTTTCAGTCGGTGAGGTGTGCGACGAGCGAGTCTCTGGCTGGACTGTCCTTGTTGGCTTTCTGCCAGCGGCGCATGGCTTCCTGCATGTGGGTGGACGCCCAGCAGATGCTGGTTTCGGCGTGGAGGTTGAATTCCGCGTCGGGTGACTGGCAGATGTCTCGCGGCAATCCGCACAGTGGGCAGAGGGTCTGCTCGTATGCGGCGAGTGCGCGCATCCAGTCGCGTTCGGTCTCGTCCCATTCAGGTTCGGCCTGGTAGCCGATGATGCGGCGGTGGCTGTCGCGTTGGACGGTGATGGATGGCGTCCATCCCATCCACCGTTTGTAGCTGATGCCGAGCTGGCGGCAGAGCCGTAGGTCCTCTATCAGCCGCGGAGAACCTTCGAGGCTAGGTCGAATGCTGCTTTTGGGTCCGCGACGGTTCCGTTGAGCTCGTTGATGGCGTGCCAGAGCGGGGTAAATTGTCCGTCGGTCATCTCGCCGAACAGGGTGAGCAGGGCGTCCTTGGTGAGGTCGGCGTCGTCGACGGGCTTGCCGCCGATGGTGGCCGTCTCGACCATCTGCGGCAGTGCGGTGGCGGCGGTTCCGAACATGTCGCGGGTTCCGGCGGTGGCGCCGTTGGTGACGGTGTTGGCGGCGAGGGTCTGGGCCCATTTGCTCACGCCCATGGCGCGCAGGGTGATGACGAGTGTGCTTGCCTCGGCCTGCTTCCTCAATTCCTCGATGCGTTTGGCGGTGCGTTTGGCGGCGTTGTTGGCGCCGGCCTCGGTGACCTGTTCCGCGGTGAGTTCGCGGGCGAGCTGGTCTCCGAGCATGGCGATGCGTTCGGCGAGCTCCTGGTCGAGGATGATGTCGACCTGTTTGGTCTTGCGTGTCACTTTGAGCATGATGTTCCTTCGCTCCGTAAAAAGTCCTGTGTTGGTGTTCCTTTGCGAAGAATTTGAGAGGTTCCCGCGTCGGCGAAGGGAACAAAGTCCGACGCGGGAAGAATTGTCAGGAGACCTTCACGTTCTCGGCCCAGCCGGGGGCCTTGATGGTGAAGTTGACCTTGGAGCGCAGCACCGTGTTGGCGGCGATCGCGTCCTTGGCGCTCATGCCGATGCGGACGGCGTAGACGTTGACCACGTCGCCGCTGACGAAGGTGCGGTCGGTGTCTTTGCCGTATCGACGGACAAAATAGCCTTCCGCGCCCTCCTTGAGGGTGTCCATCGCGGCGTTCTGGTTGGCGTGCTCGGTGTTGGTGTTGTCGATGACCTCGACGGACGGGTTGCTGATCTTCTTCCTGCCTGGGTTCTCGAAGTCCATCGAGCTGTTCTCGCGCTGGTCGCTGATCGTGTCCTGGCTTGGAGAGCAGGACCAACCGCCCAATGTCACGTAGTTTGACAGGTCGGTGCCGTTGGAGATTTCGGACGCGGTCGGATGGTTGATGTCCTTGATGGACGGCACCCAGATGGTGTTGACCTTTCCGTCCGCTGGCGTGGACGGGATTTCGGTTCCCAGATTGAGGACCATATTTCGCTCCTTAAGACGAAACCCCTCGCGGCTAATGCCGAAAGGGGTTGGAAACATTGGTTTCGGTCACATGCGCGACCAGTTGAATTTGAAGGTGAGCAGGCGGCACTGGTACAGGAGCGCCGTCTCCTCGGCGGTGAGTCCAGCGGCGTAGGCGCCGGAGTCGGAGAAGAGGGTGAGACAGCCGGTGTCGAAGCCTTGCGCCACGAAACGTTTGCCGGTCAGGCCGGGGACCATGAGGTCGTCGGCGATGACGTTGACGGAATCCGCGGTGGTGCTGACGATGCGCACCTGCAGTGTGCCGATGCCGCAATGAGGGCGTTGCGTCTCTCCGACGAGGTGGCCGTTGGTGGTCACCGTCTCGATGATCCACGGCGGCTTGTCCGTCGGCTTCGGCGCTGTCTGCCGGTACACAGTCCAACCTTTGGCCGGCTGCGGGATGTGGTCGAGGATGGTGCCGGTCAGGGTCATGATCGAGGTCATGCGAATCCCTCCGTCCCCGCCTGCGCCACATGCCTTGCAAGCGACGGCAATTCCTCTTCGGCGTGTTCGTAGAAGCGGTGGCTTCCACCGCCCTTGGCGGTGCCGAAGAAGGCGATGTTGGCCAGACTGCCCGCACCGCCCTTTGTAGGGCTGATGTCGGCGGCGATGCCCGACGCTCCGACGGTCTGCATCGTGTAATGGATGCCGATGCGCCGGAAGGCGGCGTTCCTGGACGTTTTCAGATCGCCCTCGATGCTTTCCTTGACGTTCTGCGCGCCCTTCTTCACTGCGGCGGACACCAATGCACGACGCACGGTGGCACCGCCTGCGAGAGTGGTTCCGAAGGCTTTCAGCTGGCTCGCGTCCACGTTCACAAGACTCATGCGTCCTCCTTCACATTCCAGCGGCAGGCGGTGACATGGCTCTTCTCCGATTGCGGGGAGACGAGCCGGAACCGTCGGCCGGAAAGCAGCGGATTCGCGGAATCCGTGACCTCCACCACGTCACCGGCACGCAGGCCGGACGTGTCGTAAGGGAAATGCACATACAGCGACCAGACGAGACTTACAGCGCCCATGGCCTGCGCCGCACTACCCTCCGTCTGCTCGCTGGCGAGACCGCCCGAGGTCTGCACCTTGCACTTGCCTTTGTACACCTGCTCCGTGCCGGTGTTCGGCAGTCCCGTGTCCGGATCCGTGGTGGACTCGTCAGGTCGGGTTACCGTGCACCGGTCGGTCATGAGACTCTCCGCGTCACGACGGGCCTTGGAGAGGAATGATGCGCTGATTCTCATCGGAACACCCCTATCGAAGAGACGTTCGCGCCGAAGCGGTTGCGCAGGCTGCGCTTGGTCGCTTCCGGCAGTTCGGTCACGTCGATTTGGGCGGCATCGCCTTGCGCGTATCCGACCTGTGCGTCGTCGACGCGTTCGTAGCTGACGCCGGCGTGGGCGCCGGGGCCTCCGTCCTCGAGCTGGTGGAGTCCGGCTGCGACGTACGAGCAGACCAGTCTGACAATATCGGCGGGTATCGGATTCCAGCCACCCGTGAAGGTGACGGTCACGACCGACGGGATGCGTCCGAAGGGGCTCCACGGCTCTTCGCGGTAGAGTGCGGATCCGAGGAGCCGCCAGTCGTCGACGGTCTTGCCGTCGATGAGCACCTTGGAGACGCTTCTGACGGCCTTGCATGGCAGGTCGAGTTTCCTGGACTGCTCTCCGGGGATGTCGACGGTCCATTCGCCGATGGTGATCGGACAGCCGGCGGCCGAGCGGACGGCATCGGAGACCGAGTCGAGCAGACTGGTTGCCGTCTGCTCATCGATCACTTCGATGCCGTTGCTTTTCAGGTCGTCCAAAGTGGCCAGTGCAGTCATTTCAGCCTCCGATCATCGGACTCGACTACTTGCCGCTCTTCTTGCCTGCAGCAGCATCCTCTTCACCGTCGCTGTCTCCGGTGGTACCGCTCACGACAGGGGTCTGCGCATCCTGCAGGGAACGACCGGTGGCGGTGGAGAGGTTCAGGGTAATCTTGGTCAGGCACTCGGGGCGGATGACCTTGGCGCCGTACAGGTCGAGGCCGCGCACCATATCGGCGAAGTCGGTCTGCATGCGCATAGCCTCGACGTTGCTGACCTGCTGCGCGAAGGTGACGGCAGCGTTCGTGCCTGCGAGAATGGACTGCGTGTCCGGGCTGGCGGACTTGTGCGGCACATTGTTGGACTTCACGACAGTGAAGCCGCGCACCTGGCCGACCACGCCGTTGAGCAGCGTATTATGGCCCGCTTCGGTGCCTTCGATGAAGCGGGAGTCCTGCAGCAGGAGCGCGTAGAAGTCGGGGCTGACGACGAGCCAGCGTCCCTCGTCAGGCACGTTCTGCACATCAAGCTTCCGTCCGGCTTCCACGACGGCGAGATACGCGTCGGCGGGGGTGCCGACGTCCACGGTCTTCGCCGGCGTGCTGACGGCAGTGTCCATGAGATTAGAGATGTAGTTCTCCACGTTCTTCATCATGTTGTAGGCGGCGGAATTGGTGAACTTTCCAGTCATGTCCGCCTTGGCCTGAGCCTTGTCGAGGTCGTTGACCTTGAAGGCGAAATAGTCGGACTGATTGATTTCAAGAACGGCTGCTTCCTTGTCATTGACATCGTCGACGGTGATCGCCTGGCCGCGGACGTACTTGCGCACGGTCACGTCGTCGTATCCGGTGATGTGGACGGTGTCGCCGGCCTCGCGGATGTCGCCCTCATAATCGCGGTTGCACAGGCTCGGGAAGACGAGCTTCGCGCGCAGGGCTTCGAGGATGCTGGCGGACCAGACCTCGGGAATGAAATTGGTGATTGCCATTGCTGGCCTCCTTACTTGTTCTGGCGGCCTGCGAGCAGGTCATCCAGGCGGCCCTTGCGGCGCGCCTCCTCGATCTGCCTTGAGGTCATGTTCTTCAGGTCGTCCCTGGTGAGCTGTCCCGCGGAATGATCTCCATCGCGGGCGCCTGACGGCGGGATGATTCCGTTCAGGCCAGCCTTGTTCCCGCCTTGCGCGAGATACGGGTGTGCCGAGACCAGGGCGTCGATCTTGTCGCTGATGGCCTGCTGGTCGTATCCGCCCTGATCGTCTGCGGTCAGGTCGGAGAAGTCGATGAGTTTCAGGGCGTCGCCGGGGTCGATGAGCCTGCCGGTGGCGGCTGCGGTGACGTTGGCCTGGAGGACGCGTTTCTGCAGTCCGGCGATGGTGGCCTGGGCGGCGTCGAATTCCTCGCCGCGCTTCTGCCATTCGGCGACCTGCTTCTCGAGGTCGTCGACGCGGTCGGCCTTCTCGTAGGCGGCCTTGAGCTTCGCCTCGAGATCACCGTTGACCTTCTTCTGGCCGAGGAACTTGTCGTGCCAGTCGACGGGCGGCTCCTGCGTGTTCGGATCGCCGGTGTTCGGATCCTGCTGTTGTCCTTCGGACATGGTGTTTCCTTTCATTTGGTGTGGACCTCGCCGTTGCTGGCGAGCCATCTGCGGTACGAGTTCTCCGCCTTGGCCAGCACGTCCGGCGTGACAGGCGCGCCCGGCTGGTACGGGTTGCGGCCGTCCAATGCGGCCTCGTATCGGAGTCTCGCGTTCTCCAGGCGTTTCTGTGCGGCGGTCAGCTCCTCGTGGCGTCCCTGCCTCCATTCGTTGTTGTGGAGCCATTGGCTGCGGCGCAGGTCGGGCACCCGTCCCCGCCAGTTGTCGGGGAGGATGTAGCCTTCACGCTTCAAAAGTTCGATGGTCTGTTCGCGGGGCAGGTTGAAGCTGTAGATGCCTTCTGGTGTGAGTCTGCGGTGTTGTTGCTGGCCGTATTGGTATTGGCGGATCATGCGGCTCCAGCCGTATCGGCTGGTGCCTTCGCTGGTGGTCATGCTGATACGGCCGCGCCCGACGGGGCGCATGCCTCGGTGGGCGTTGACGACCTGATAGATGTCGGCGCCGTCTCTGATTGCCTGTGCGTCGGCGTGGCCGAAGATCCGGTCCTGCTCCTCCTCGCCCATGGCATTGAATCGGTCCATGGGGTTGGTGATCCATCCTTGTTTGGCGGCTTTGTCCTTGCCTTTGCAGGGGATGTTGCGTCCGTGGCATTTCGGGTGGCGGAGGAAGCCTTGGTTGTGCCGGTAGTATTTTCCGGCGAGGATGGCGCATCTGGGACAGCAGTCGGGTGATTCGACGCGCACGTAGCCGACGCCTGCGCGTTGGGTGATGCTGACGCCCATGGCGCTGACTGACGTGTCCTCGAGGGCCTGCATGGCCATCTGGCGGAGGGTGCGGCGTCCGGCCTGCATGGCGTCGTACGTGTCCATGCCGTTTTTGATGGCGGTCAGGGTGTGGGTGGCGGGGATGTCGAAGTAGGAGTCGAGGTCTATGCCGCTTGGGGCGTATCCGGCGCTGTAGGCGTTGGGGTTGGCGATGCCGTCCGGCGTGATGTAGTCGCCTTGTTCGGCGAGCATCAGTGTGGACGCGTCCATGGCGTCCGATGCGGCTCGGGCCTGCAGTGCGGCGAAGAGCATGAGGAAGTCGGCGTTGGATTGATGCCAGCTGTCACGCACCCGCCGCGGATCCACGCCCTTCCAGGTCTTGTCCGCTGCCCTCATGGCCAGCAGGCAGAGTCTGGCCAGTGTGTTCCGGCTGTCCGACAGGCTCTCCAGCGTCTCCATCGTCTACACCTCCGACCTTCAGGCTTCTCGCGATCTCGGTCATTTCGGGGTCGCGGCTCTCGTCGTCGACCATTCGCATGATGCGTTTGATGTCCTCTGGGCTTTGGCCCATCTGTTCGGCGATCCACTGCAACGGGTAGCCGAGCTGCTTGTATTTGAGCATCGCGTCGGCCATGAGCGCCTCGCTGCGGTATTGCGGGGTCGCGAACACGACTTTGGAGTCCTCGAGGATCCGTGCGGATTCCATGTCGTCCTCGAGCGTCATGGCCATCTCGCAGAGTTCGCGGACAGGCTGGCGCATGAAGCTGATGCGCTCCAGGGTCTTGCTGACCAATCCGGCTTCTGCGACCTCGTATCCGGTGGCGGGCACTTCCGCGTTGGTCAGCAGGTAGTGGCCGGGCGTGCGGGTTTCGGCGGCGATGTGCTCGACGGCCTTCTGGATGATCGGAAGGAAGGCCTGCAGGTTGCTTGCCGTCCATTCGCCGATCGACACGTTGTCGCCGGTGATCTGCATGATGCGCTCCATGACCTGCTTGTCGAGGTTCACGGGGCGTTCGCCTACCTGTTCTCCGGTGTTCCTGTCGAAGACCGGTTCGGACAGGCTGTCGCCGCCGAGGATGACCCTCGCGGGCATGGACGCGAAGTCCAACGCGTTGAGCGTGTAGGCCCAGCAGACGTTGACGGCGTCCTGCATGGATTCGACCTGTTCGACGTCGCTGATCGGCAGGTTGTCCAGGAGCATCTGGTTGCGGAATTCGACCAACGGGACACGGCCGAGCGGATTCGGGCGGGCGGATTCCGGCAGGAACATCCACCCCTCGACTCCCGGCGGGAGCCTATCGCGTTCGTCGTCGCCGCCCGCGCGGACTCGGACCACGTCGAAGACCACGTCCGGCAGCAGCAGCGTGCCGAATTCGTGCTCCTCGTCGTAGCGGACCAGGAGGCCTGCGTCGACCTCGCCGGTGAGCGGGTCGTAGTGGACGGCCGCGCTGTCGGGGTGTTCGAAGCTGATGCGCGCCCTGCCGTCGGGCATCGAGGTGACCAGGCCGAACGCGCGGCCGGTGGTGGTCATCATCAGGGCGGTCTCCTGCAGTTTGCGGTCACAGTCGTTGCGTTCCCACACGCGCATGACGTGCGAGTCGAGTTCGACGTCGCCGTATGGGATGAAGCCTCTGAAGTGTATGCGTTCGACGGGCGCCTGCGCGACCGGGAGGCACCAGTTGTCGGCGAACCCGCTGAAACGGTCCGACATGTAGCGCTTGAACTCGTCGGACGCGAATTTCAGGGTGCCGCGTTTGCCGCGCACGTAGTCCGTGTGCTCCCTGATGTCCGGCCGGCGTTGCTCGATCTTCATGGCGAGCAGGTTCGCCATGCGGTTCACGTCGTCGGCGGTGCGGATCATTCAGAGCCCCCTTGTTGTCGAGCCGGTCAGCAGGTACGCCTTGCGTTTCCTGCCCCAGCCGGCGGCGCGCGCGTCGCATGCCGCCTCGTGGGCGAGCACGCTGGTGACGGCCGCGTCGATTTTCCTTGTCTGTTTCGGTTTGCCGAGTCCGTACCGTTCGCCGGATTTGGCGAAGCGTCTTGCGTTGCGCATGTGGGTGATGGTGATCGGGCAGCCGTCCTGCGTGATGGCGTGGTGTTCGAGGTCCGATTCGAAGCGTTTCAATGCCTCCCAGACGGCGGTGATGCGGCTGGAGCCGCTCATCGCCCAGGGAATGTATTTCTTCGGCCCGTATTTCGAGTCCCATGCCTCGATCTGCGACTCCCACGACACCTCGTCGCGGAATCCGGGGTCGCAGTAGGCGCGCACGATCTTGTACCGGTCGTTGAGCTCGTCCATGGCGGCGTTGACCTCGCTTCTCGGAATGCGTCCTCCCCACGTCTTCGGGTTCCAAATGGTGGGGCGCCGGTCCTCGCCGTAGCGTGGCGTGAAGATGAAGCCTTCGCGGGTTTCGGCCTTGATGCATGTCCAGTCGTCGTTCTCGGAGCCGTCGAAGCCGAGGCACACCTCGGTGCCCTTCGGTGGGTTCTCAAGCCAAAGCTCATGCTCGGACACGCTAATATCCCATGTTCCTCAAGACCGATTTTGACAAACTCTTCTGCGAGCGCTGGTAGTTCTGGTTTGTGATCTCCCTTGTCGTCGCTTCGCCGAAGGAATTGACGAATGCGCGGCTTGTGCCGCTTGATTTTGGTTGGCGTCGGATCTGTTCGTCGGAGATTCTGTCGCGCTGTGCCCTGGCGGTGCGGAATGCCTTGGAGGCTGCCTGGTATTTGTCGTAGTTCGCCTTGGTTGCCTCTGGAAAGACGCTTTCCGGCATGCGCTGGTTGTATTGCGTGGCTCCGTGCGCGGTTCTCTGCATGATTTCCGATGCGGCGTCCATGCGGTTTCCCGCGTCGCGCATCATCTTGGTGAGATCCGTGTCGCTTACGGATGAAAGGTCAGAGGAAGAGCCTCCCCCTCCGCCGCCATGTCCGCCACGTCCTGCGCCTGAGCTTGATCCTCTTCCGCCCATTTTTTCATCCTTTCCGCATTGCTGTTTTTGTATGTGATCACTTCGATGCCACTGAAGTCGAAAAACGGAATGGCATCTCCGTAGAGGAGAATCTTTTCCGGTGCGAGCCTGTCGATCGCATATCGCATGCCGAGCCGCCAATAGAGTTCTGCCGTCGGATTGTCGTTCACTCCGACCGTGCTTACCGCGACGGTGGAGTTGTTTGGAATGCCTGAAAAGCAGTACGGGAATGACTCTGGGCCCGCCCATTGAAGTGTTGGGATGACTTTCAGTCCGCAGGCCTGCCAGTATGCTCCGATCAGACGGCTTCGGAAGACGTTCCAGATCTTCATCGCTTCCGGCATGTCCATGTATGTGCTGAAATCGGGTGTCAGCACGCATTTGAAGCGTTTGAGCGGTGCGATGTATCTGTCCGGCTGGTTCCAGATTCGCTGGAATTGGTAGTCGTCGATGAAGAAATGGATTCCGCAATGCTTGACTGTCTTTTTGCCGGTCGCGTAATTGAAGCCCATCAACGTGTCAGGGGGGGTGACGTCCTGTTTTGCAAGCATTGGCATGTCGTATCGGCCAACCGTCCGCACCTTTTGCAGCAGCGGAAGATTGTATTGCCTCATCGTCCGCATCCTTGATTTGTTGAGTGGTCTATTGTCCCGCATAGCAGCTCTCCCAAAGTCCGTCCTCGAGCCATGCGCCGCCTCCCTGCACCATGCGGTTGCCGAAGAAGCGTTCCGCCTGCGCGGGATCCTTCTCCATGAGGGCCTCGGCCTCCGCCTCGACGGAGTCCAATGGCACCCAGGGGCTGCCGGCGTAGACCCATTCGAGGATCTTGCGGCGTTCGCGCCGGTTGTTGAAGCTGTATGGTGTGCCGTCCTTGTGCCGCAGGTCGGGGTTCAGGTCGGGGTTGCGGTAGAAGATCCACACATCCGATGCCGATGTCTCGAATTGCTGTTGGGCATAGGAATTTTCGCCGGGGTCGTAGGCGTTGGTCCAGAAGTGCGTTCGGCCGCCCATGCCGGCGGCGCCGCGGCGTTGGGTGTCGGCCACGTCGAGCATGCCGTTCGACTTGGTGTACAGACCTGCCTCGTCCTGTTCCGCATCCGAAATCGGATTACCCAAGCGGCTGGTTGCCGAGGCGGTCACCACATCGATGCGGTCAAGGTCGAGATCGTCATCGTCCAAGTTGATTCCAGGACGCAGGATGCGGATGAAACCCTCGCGCACCTTGAGCAGCCGCTTCAACGGCCCGAGCCGTATCATGGCGACGAGTGGACGGTAGGCGTTGCGCACCTGGTCCTCGGAATTCGCGGTCAGCTGGATGAGTGGCGAAGGGTGACGCATGCCTTTCGGTTCGCCCGGATTGTAGTGGTAGACCCATCCGCAAGGGCAGCCGTTGTCGGAGCAGCGGTACACGTCGCCGGGCTTCGCCCAACCGGCGAACACGACCGGACCGCAGGCCTCGAGTACCGCGCATGAGGCCTCGGTCGGCCCCTTGCCGGTCTTCTGAGGTCCGATACATCCGGTCAGACGATATTGAAAGGCCTGGTTGAGGACGAGCGGATTATCCACCGTGACCTCCTCGGGAGGCACGAATTCCGCGTCCTCGCGCACCCGCCAGCGATGCGCGGCGTACCAGAATTGCCAATCGGACCAGCAGAATGGCTTGCCGCGGAGGATGCCGTCCGGCTGGCGTACATGCCTCCGCACCCACGCGTCCTGCAGGTCGGCCAATGTCGGGAAGTCGATGATCCAATCGTCGGCCATGTCACGCCCTCAGGCGACGTGGGAACTGGACGATCTTGGTGTCCATGCCGCTCTCGGCGGCCTCCGCGTCCGTGGCGGGCACCTCGTGGGCGGCCATGTCGACGTTGTCCTCGGAGATCTTCCAGCCGAGCGCCTGCAATCCGGCCTCGGACAGGCCGATGCGGTCCTCGAGCCTGATCTTCACGGCCACGTCAGCCGCCTTGGCCAATGAGCTCTCGCAGATGACGCATTCGCGGACATACGAAGCGATTTGATAATGCAGATACCGAAGCTGCGGCTGTTTCCACGCGCGCGCCTGCGGCAGACGCCACAACTGCCCCCACAGCTCGGACTCACGCTCATTCCAGGATTCCGAACCGGCGGTGTCCTCGATCCATTCCTGCGAGTCCTTGTCGAAATCGCGGATCACATACGGCGGTAGCGGGAATTTCGGCGGCCGGCCCTTGTATTCGGTGTTCGGCAGGCTGCGCAAAGTGTATCCCCTGCGTTCGCTCGCTCCGCTCGACGGATCGGGCATCGGGCCAGACCTGACGCGTTTTCCTCCTCTTGGCATGGCTCCTCCATCGTCGGACGGCCTTGCGCCGTTCCTTCACTGTGGGACGCAGGGCCTTTCGCCCGCCCCCTCTGAAACTTTTGAACCCTCCGCACCTCGGAGACAGCTCTCCGGCGGTTCCGGCCACCAATCCGTTAGGGGGTACCCCCGTGGGTGTTTCGTCGGTTTGTTTTCGTTGATTTTCCAACGTTTTCCGATACCGCGCGTTCGGCTTCGCGGCGGGCTGCGAACCGAATTGGAAAAGACCTGATCGCTTTTGTTTTCCGCTTCGCCTCACGC